TCAATCATACTGTAGTTCGTAGGCCGGGCTGGGGAGGTCGTCGCCCGGTCCCCAGCAGTTCGCGTCCGGGTGTTCCGCCCGGAACGTTTCCTCGTAATCAAGCCGCCGGTTCCGACGCCGGGGACTCCATACCTCCCGGCGCTTGTTCATCCCATACCGGAGGTTCTTGTAGGACCGCCGCAGGCACTCGTAGAAGAACTCGTCTTCTGCCTCGATGGTCTCCCACTTCTTGCCGTTCCAGTAGTCTCCCCACCCGGCGCTCGTCACCGGGACCGACGTGTCGAGGGATTCCACGGGAACGGCGTACTTCAGAATCTCCCGGTGTTTCACGGGCGACCCGCCGAGTAAGTGGACTTGTTCGCACGGCCGGTACTGGGTCCATTTCCACGGCGTCGGCCCGTATCGCTCCTGACAGGGCATACCGACCCGGTACTCCACGGGAACGTCGGTCGGGAGAATCTTCTTTGGAACGACGATCACCGTCTCCGCGTACTCCGCTAACTGTTCCGCCATGTCGAGGGCGTCCCGAACAGGAACCCGCTCGTCAATGTCCGGGGCGACCGCATAGCGGGGCTTCTCAGAGCGCACCACTCGGAGGTGCTTGTCGAACACCTCGCCGTAGTCGTCGTGGTCGTCCAGTTTCGAGAACGGCCAGTCAACGAAATTCACCGGGATGCTGTCCGGCGGGCGGATGTTGAACGACTCCATGCCGATCAGCGCGCCCGTCCGGTGGATCACCTCCGACGCTCGCTTGGAACCGTTGGCGGTGAAGATCACATCACGCTCGTTCTTGTCGTTTCTCGGCTGGCGCTGTGGCTCACCGAGGGTTGTTTGAATACTCATGGTTGGGTAGGACTTCTTACGCTTCTCGAACCAGCCAGCCGCCGTTCCTGTAGGCGTCAAGCAGGGCCTCGGGTGGTTGGGACCCGAAGCACGATATGGCCGATCCGGACGGCGGACTGCCCTCGATCTGCTCCGTCTGTGGGTTGTAGAACTTGATCCGACCCCGGGGGAACCACACGTAGTTGGCGTACTCGGCGATCAAGTCGTGCCACCACGATTTCACGTCGGTCGAATCCGGCGTCATAACGTAGACGCGTTCGACGTTCCCGGACTCGACCTCGGCGACCACCCGCTTCAGCCACGTTACCTTGTCGCTGTAGGGCGGGTTGACGTAGACCACGCCGAACCAGTCAACCGAGAGACCGTCGTCGTAGACCGTCAGATTGTGCTTCCCAAGGCCCGTATCCATCCCCGCGCACGGGTCCAGATCAATCGGGTCGTGTTCCTCGAACTTGTCCGTGACGCGTGGCGGCGTTTGCCAGTCGTCCTTCTCGTTCTGGGCGTAGTGGGGCTGGGCACTCACCGAATCAGTCCCCAGCAGTTGTTACACTCGACAACCCACGTCTCGCCGTCGAAATGTGAGGGGCTAACCTCTTTCTCAATCGGTTCCCGCTCGTCAGGACCGCAGTCACAGTGACTCATAATCGAATAGTGATGATTGTCCGCCGGATTCGGCCGGTTCCTCGGGTTCTGTTCCACCGTCTCGCAGTTCCGGGTGTAGCCGCCGCTCGATGAACGGCCAGCGACAGTCCCAACAGAGGCGTTCCGACCCGCTCCGGCGCTCGAACTGGTTGTAGAAGAACTCCTTAACGTGGTCCGTCCCGGTACATCGCTCGCAACAGGTCGTCACAAGAACGCGCCCAGCCCCGTCTGATTCTGTCCGGAGATAGCGGCGTTCACGTCAACGTCCACGGCGTCGAGCATGGGACCGAGGGGCTTGACGATCAGCGTCGTGGTCATCTTCCCGGCGTCGACCGTCAGCCGGTCGCGGATGGGCTGTAGGTCGCTCTCGGTCTCGTAGGCAATCACGTCGACCTCCTCCTCAAGCGAGTCGAAATACGTCGGCTGGATGTAGCACCGCATGGGCTTGCTACCCTTGCCGTACTCCGTGCCGCACAGGGCGTTGGAATACCCCGCCGCTCGAACGTGAGCAGTCGGGCTTTCGTACTCCGAGAACGCCTTGCGAATCCCGCCGGGAATCCCAATCGCGTCCCAATCGGGGTCTTCCGGGTCGATCTTCACGGCCGCTTCATAGACGATACTACTCACGTCGTCGTTCCTGCCGGTCAGGACCGCGTTGATGATCTTCTTGTCCGTGTCCCGAGTGAGCCGAGAAGCGTCCGACCGTTTCGACGCCGACCCCTTGATGGTCGCCGTGGGGGAATCAATCGTCGCTTCCGGGTCGTCCATCCCCTCTTTCCACGTCGCTCGGTACGCGTACCGCTTCTTTTTACCCCACTGAAAGAACAGCGGAGCGTACATCTCGGGGTCAATCCGCCACTCGCAATCCTCCGACCGAAGGCCCATGCTCTCGGCGAGACCGGGATACACCTCGGCCTCCAGTCGGTCGCAAATCTCGCGGGCGGCCTCGACACAACTTCCCTGCGTCCAGTTGTTCGGGAAACTGATATAGTTGGAGTCGGTGTCACCGTAGATTACCTCTGCCTCCGTGTGGTCGTCCACGAACACCGCCGTATCCTTCAACACGGCCTGTCCCGCCAACGTGACGGCTTCTGCGGTCTCCATGTCGTACAGGAAGAACCGATCCCAGCCGATCACGCCGTAGATCGAGTTGACGATAGTTTTACTTACCTGATATTTCACCTCGTAGATTGCTTCCTCGACGGACCCGGCCGGGGCGTCGTTCTTCAGCGTTCGGAAGCCCTCTTTCAGCTCCAGTGCGTCTTTGACCAGCACGCGGAACAGCCCGTCGCGGTCCAGTCGGAAGCACACGCCGTTGGGGGCCTTGCTGTAGGGAATCCCCTCTGCCTTCGCATAGGCTTCGCCTATTTTGGTGTCCGGAGACGCGTTCAGCATATACATCGTCCACGGGTACAGCGACTCCACGTCGATTCCCATGACGTTCCGGGCCACGCCCTCGTAGGGGTCAACCACGAACCCGCCCTCGTATTCCTCGCCGTCTTCCGGGTTGGCTGTCGGGGCGGCCTCGCCGCGCTCTTTCAGTTTCCGCCGGACCATCATCTCGACAAACTGGTAGTTGTTGACAGTATCCTCAAAGTCAACCCCCACCTGTTTCCGCAGGTTGTCGCGGAACTCGATCACTCCGGCCTTCTCGTTGATACCCACCGTCAGCCGGGTGTCCTTGGCGTTGTAGTTGACCAGCAGTTCCGGGTTCGTCTCGAACATCTCGAAATATCCCTCGTCGTGTTCGATCTTGGACGCTCCCAGTTCCTCGCCAGCCACGTAATCGAGACTGTACGACCGGAGTTCGCCCCACGAATTGTTCTTGTAGGCCCCCAGAAGGTCGTAGATGGAGCGGCCCTTCATCCGCGCCCCCTCCCAGTGGTGAACGTAAGAGTCACCGAGGGGAGACAGCCGGGCGGGGTTCGCGCCGATCTTGTTCATCCGCTCGATAACGTAGGGCGCGTCGAAATCCACGTTCCACGCGGTCAGCAGGTCGGGGTCGCGCTCGGCGATCCAGCACGCCAGCCGGATCAACATCTGCCGCTCGTTGGGTTCGACGTGGAGTTTGTCCACCTCCTCGGGCTTGCCGTCCGGGAACATATCCTGAATCGCCCGGTTGTCCCCGTCGATGAACCCGATGTACTCGTTCTCGTAGTTATCGTGCGCGACGACCGACGTGACCCGCTTCTCACCGGGGTCGGGGAAATCCCCACGGTCGTCAACCTCTATGTCGAACGTCACCGTCCGGGGGTCGGGGTCCACGTCGACGGGAGAGTCTATCGGCTCTATGTCGTCGGCGTCGATAATCTCAGATTCCGGGACGGAGACCCACGCCCGAATGTCTCGGTCGATCCGGACTCGGTTGGTGAAATCCACGTCCGCCCCGTAGGTGCTGGGGAACAGGTCGGCGGCGTCCCGAACGTCGCGGGGCGTTTGCACCACCACTTTCGACACGTCGCCGTGGTCGCCGAAGGACACAAACTCCGTGTCGTGGTCGATAGCGACGACGCCGGACTCACCAAGGTAGTCGCCCTCGCGGTCCAGCACATATGCGGTGTCCACGTAGAAGTGGGGTTGTTCACCACGGACGATCTTGTGGTGGCGTTCTCGGTCGGCGTCCCTGCCGAACAGGTGAACGTCAACCGTCTTGCTGTCGTCGTCGGTAATCGCTTCGCTGTTGGTGATTAAGATTTCTTGCATGAAGGCTCCTTACTGGAACGCCGCGAGACCCGACTGATCGCCCGGCGGGGTTGGCCGCTCGCCACTGAGGTACGCCCGAAGGCTCACCCCGTGGTCGAGACCGATGTTTCGCCACTCCTCGTCGGCTAACTTGCTCGGCCCGGTCGAGACGACGCTATACTCTTTGACCATGTGGGGGTCAAACGCCGTGAACGTCTCGTCGTCGTCATTGTAGAAGACAAGCGGAACGTCGTTCTTGACGGCCCCCTGTACGACCTTCCACATGAACGACGCCAAGTCCTTGTAGGCGTACTGTTTCGAGACCACGACGAACTTCTCGCGGGTCTCCGGCTTCACGAACGCCGTCGCGTGAACACCGTGTTCATCACTCAGCGACGAGATTTGCTGAAGCCCGTACTCGCCCATCAATACATCCGCCGACTTGGTGATTAGTTTCTCACTCATAGGCCGAGTTTCTTCTTGGCGTAGTAGACGTGGTTCGCGTCACAATCCAGCGCCGTTGCTATCTCGTATTCCGAGAAGCCCTGCGCGACCATCTCCCGGGTCTTGTCGGCGTGCTTGAGGGGTTCGCCCCACCGGGACGAACACATATCGTAGTACGCACAGTGGTTGCCGTCGCCCTCGTCCCAGTAGCACAGCGGTTGCTCGTCTATCTCCAAGTGCCCCGGGTCCGTCCCGTTGACAGCCTGCATGGAGTGAACAACCTCCCGGATTTTCGCCCGTCTCGCCGACGACAGTGGCGACACTATCAGGTCGTCGTTCTTGGGGTAGTAGCCCGCGACCTACTCGACTCTGACGCGGCACACGATATTGTGACGCCCGGCTGGGAAGGCGAGGTTCGTGTAATGAACGGCGAGTATGAGGGGCCACAGTCTTACGACCCGCACAACAGCGAAGCCCTCTACAAGTACAGCATGGACGTTGTTTCCACCGGAGAGTTCGAGTACGGAAACCACGGCCACGAAGACGGAATTGTCGACAGCGGTGGCAACTGATGGCCTGTGAGCTTTCCGATGGTGTTCAACTCCATTTTCTCGAATCGGGTATCAAAATACAGGTATTCGACCTAACTACTCGAAAGAACAGCGAGAAGTATAGCCACGCGAAGGCGAAGATCACGCAGGAAGCGGGCGACCTTCTCGCCGATCACGGGATTCATCAAGAGCCGGTCGAACTACAGATCGGCGGCCAGTTTCAGGGGAGATACTTTTTCCCGAAAGACTCGCTCGAACGGTCGGGCGACGACGCGTGGTTGACGGTCTACGACGCCGCGAAGATTCTGGATTACGGTGCGATCAGTCAGCACTACGGCGAGGTAGTTGTTGGCGACGTGGTTGAGTACATCATTTCCCACAGGGACGACCCACATGGGGTCATCACCGGCTGGAGGGCGGTTGATAGGAGTATCGTCGAGGAGGAGCGTCAGAACGTCGAGGAGGACGTGGTTGAGAACATCAACGGCACGGACGCGGACCAAGCGACGGATGGGTGGGGCGGGGCGATCAACGGTACGATCCATACGATTCAGCGGATCTTGGATAACGTGTATAATCGGGACAATTTGTTCACAGTTAACAAATTTCGCGGGGTTGATTTTGACGACGTGTCTCCCGGGGACGCTCTCCGAGAAGTCGAGGGCGTGTTCGGGTTTACGTCGTGGGTTGACGACACTGGAACGCTTTGGATCGGACACCCAGAAGCAATCCCAACCCAGCGACACGCGATCTCGGGGTTGCCAACCGACACGACGTATGCGATGAAGGATTACAACGTGACGATGGGTGCCTCCCCGGTCACGTTTGTCATGCTGAAGGGGCGCTCGCATTTTTACGGCGAGAACGTCGACGGGGAGATTGGAGCTGAACCCGGAGATTTGCTCCACCCGGTCGCACAGTCGTATATCGAAGGCGACGACGGGGAGGTTGCACCGGGACTCTCTATCGTTCCGGATCAGCAGTTGAACATCTGGGAACTGGCGTCACTGGAAGACGCGGCCCGTAATCTGCTGATTCGAGAGTCGATGAAATACCGCAACGGTAACATCTCCTTTAATGGAGCGGCGTCTACGAACAAAGCGAAACTGGCCTCGATGGATGTTGGCGACGTGATCATGGTAAATGATTTCATTAAGAGCCACTGTCAAGGCCACGTCGACGCCGGGTCGTTCATCGTTACGGAGGTCCAGCACAAGATCCGGTCAGGAGACGCGTGGAGTGTGACTGTCGAGGTTGGGTCGGCACCCCCCAACATCGTGAACGAGAGTATGTATTGGAACGCCGGACAGGTCGATCCAATCGCCTATTACGACGACAAATCATGACAAGCGCAAACTACGAACCGCGATTCGGCCGGGTTTCGTCTGTCTTTGTAGACGACGAGAAGGACGAAATCTTTGTCAACGTCGTAACGGCGTTGAATCAAGAACCGAGGCGGATGAAATTCTCGACCCCACAGACGGGGCTGTGGATGGTTCCCAGAGAAGGGGACTTGCTGGAAGTTCACCGGGTGAGCGGGACGTTCATGGCACGCTATCCGATGAAGCCCCCGGACTCGTTTTCGATCCCGGCGCTGGAGCCGGGCGACGTATGTCTGAAGATGAACGCAGAGACGGAGCTACACTTCTCGAACCAGCCGGACGGCACGGTCGACGTGAATCTGGTAAGCGACGGGGACGTGAATCTCACGGTCTCGCAAGGCAACGTCAACCTGACCGCCGAGCAGGGCGACATATCGGCTAACGCCCCGAGTGGGACTATTGAGGCGACCGCCCCGTCTGTCAAACTTGGCGACGGGAGTGGGACCTACAAGCCGGTAGCCCGAGAGGGAGACCCTATTAGCGGGACGGGGAAAGACGGCGCGTCGGTTACTGGGCAGATTGACACCGGTAGTCCCAACGTGGATTCAACTTGAATCCCCCCGCTGTGCTGTAGCGGTAGCGGTGCTGTACGTTGCTGTAGTTGTGTTTCCCCTTTACTGGTCGTTCTCGTCGGTTCCAAGTGGTTCCAAGTTGATGACCGGTAGTTGGATGCCCCAGACTTGTTTACTGGTTTGGGGCACCGAGAAGCCACACCACAACTTAGTTGTGAGGCATATAAAAGGGCGTCGTATTATCTCTTAATATTATTATAATAATGGACATAGGATTAGACGAGAATTTCGATGTGGCGCTGGATCACCGACACGATCTACCGCTTGTCGAGGGCCGAGAGGCGTTTGAACAGCGGGTTGCGGTTCGGGTGACGATCTATTTTCACCGGACGATTGGAAACATCAACCGGGATAACATACTGTCGCTTCTCCGGGTCGAGGCCAAGCGGATTGCGCGGGACGTAGATGAAATCGACTCGATTGTAGATTTTCGAGCGGAGTACGACGCGGAGCAGACGGGGCAAATCAACGTGACAATACTGTACGACACTGGTGACGAGTTCACCTTCTCGGTGACTGAATAATGACGATGAAAAACGGACGGTTCGAGGCCGCAACCGCCGATGATTTCCTCACGATCCTGATGAATAACGCCCGCTCGCAGTTGGGCAACGACCTGAACGACGACGAGGAAGCGGTCATTCGGATGTTCTACGTTCCGGTGGCGAACGTGCTTGCTGACATTCAGCAGGATATTCGCACGGTTCTCAATTCGGCCCAACTCGATTACGCCGAGGGAATGGCTCTCGAACTTCTGACGGCGCTTATCAATGTGTCTCGCCAGCCGGGCCAGAAGGCCAAGGGCGAGATTACGTTCAACCGAGAGTCGGCGGCCAGCGTTGATTACACGATCCCGATTGGGACTGTCGTACAGACGGATTCTAACACGCCGGTCAAGTTCGAGACCACGGAGACGGCGACTCTTTCGGCTGGGGCTACGTCTGTCTCTGGGGTTGCTATCAGCGCGGTCGAGACCGGCCCGGACGGCAACGTAGGACCCACGGCCATCTCGGTGATGACAAGTCCCCCGGCTGGGATTGAAACCGCTGAGAACGCCGCACAGACGAAAGGGGGGCGAGCGACTGAAAACGACGAGAACCTGCGCGCCCGGGCACAGGACGAACTCTCCGATGGGATGCGGGCGACGGCCAAGGGTATTCGCAACGAGTTGAAGAAAACGAAGGACGTGAAATCAGTCACGCTGTTCATCAACGACGGCGAGAACACCGACGCTGACGGCCTGCTCTCTCACCACAACGAGGCGGTCGTGGAGGGCGGGACCGACGCCGACGTGGGTCAGACCCTTTGGGATTCCAAGGGCGCTGGTGACGGCACGCAAGGCGGGATTCACGGCACTCTCGTAGAGTACGACGCGACGGTGGCGAACGGACAGACCCACCCGGTTGAGTTTTCCCGGCCGACCTACGTCCAGATTTACGTCGACATGGACCTGTCGGTCAACGGGGCGTATGGTGGCGACGACGCGGTGAAAGACGCTATCATTCAGTACCTCGGCGGGACGCTTACCTCGGGGAACACCGAGGACGGCGAGCTTCGGGCGGCGGCGGATGTTGTCTACACGAAGGTTCTCGCGGCTATCCTCTCGATTAACGGGATCGAGGACGTTCCGTCGCTGACTGTTGGCACGAGCGCGTCTCCAACGGGAACGACGAACGTGACGATTGCGAATACGGAAGTGGCGACCGGCGACGGGACGGACGGGTCGATCAATATTACGGAGGTCTAAATGTCGGGCAATCCCGATGAACTGTTCCTCGATCACGACACGACCGAGGAGGACCTCGCGGCCCAACTCCCGTCGTTCATGCCCAAGGACGACGAGTCCGGGAACTACAAACTGCTGGCTGGAATCGCCGAACGGGTTGATTTCACAAAAGAGGATCTGGTCGACATAAACGAGGCCATGACCGTCCAGCACGCTAACTCTATTCAGGAGCTTGACCGGCTGGGGCGGCTGGTCGACCTTCCACCCCAGCGAGACGAAACACTGGAACACTACCGAGCGCGGTTGATTGCTGAGTTTCAGTTGGTCACTGGAGAGGGAACGGTCAAGGACCTGCTTATCGGCGCGGCGTCGATTCTCGACACGGATATAGAGTCTATCAAATACACTGAAGAACACACAAGCGGTGCGGCACACTCGCAGTTGGAAGTACCCACGTCGCGGCTGGCCGAGTTACAGTTTAGCAACACCGAGTTTGCTTCAATTCTGAACGAGCTTGTTCCAGCGTCGTATGTGGTTTCTATCCTCCAGCGGGGGACGTTCACGTATTTGAGCGAGGCGGATTACAGTGGGTCGGGTTCGTATAATTCGGCTGACTTGAACAGTGACGCGACTCTCGGGCACGATGGACTCGACGGGAGCGGCGACCCGAAAGACAATGGCGGCACCTACGCTGGCATTGTAGACTAATCACGATTATCTTATGGCAAACTACACTACTTTACTCAATACGTGGGGCGACACCGGGACGGCGTACCCCAGCGGTTACTCCTACCTTGAGGGCGAACAGCCGGTCGACGCGTGGGACAACTTTCTCATTTACAACGTGGTGGACGACCTTCAGTCGCTCATTACGCTGACGAACGACCGAATCGAGACGAGCAAGGGCACGGACACGGGATTCCCGACCAGCCCGGAAGACTCTCACCTGTATCACGATACGGTCAGCGAGGCTCTGCACTTCTACGACGCGGCGGAGAGTTCGTGGCACCGCGTTCTCGCCGCTGACGGGGACGCTCTCGAAGGCGCACTCGACTTTGCGGGCTTTGCCGCCCAGAACGTCGGGACGATGGATCTTTCGGGAACGATGGACGTTGCCGGGCAGGACGTTGTTGACGGCGGGACGACGATCTACGACGCGTCGTCCGGGAGATTTTCGGACGCCGACAAGATCGACGGCAAGGAGGCAACCGAGATTGGAAGCGACGTGCTTGACAGCGGGTCTCTCGTTCTCAATTTCGCCGACCTCGATTTCGATTCCGGCCTGAGTGCGACGGATAACGGAGACGGGTCGGTATCGGTTGATGTTGATCCGACGTACAGCGACGACACCCACACGGCGATCTCAGAAGACGGGTCGCAGATGGTCGGTTCGGTCAACGACATTGATTTCCGGGGCCACCTGAACGTCATTAACGACGGGAACGGCAACATTCGGATCGATCCGGCGCACAATCACGATAGCCGGTACATCAACGACACTGGGGACACCATGTCGGGGGCGCTCACGCTCTCGGATGGGTCGACGGCGGCCAGCCGGTCGTGGGTCAACGGGAACGCTGACGTTCCAAACGCGGACTACGCCGACAACGCCGACAAGGTGGATGGAAGTCACGTTTTCGTGCAGTCGAGTACCCCCAGCGGGTCGAACGGCGACGTTTGGATTAGCCCGTAATCATGCCGACTGAAACATTTAATTCTAACAGCGAAACAACTTGGACGGTTCCTGATACACAGACGCTCACGCTCACTCTCTACGGGGCACGGGGCGGGGCGGGGAACGATGGCAACCCCGGAATGGGCGGCTATATCAAGGTAGAATATGATGCAATCGGCGGTGAAACACTAAGCATTTGGGCCGGGGATAACGGAAAAAGCCCAAATATAGGAAACCCCGGAGAAGGCGGGAGCGGTTGGTACGACGGCGGTCGTGGTGGTGCGAGCCAAAATGACGGGGACGGGGGCGGTGGTGGTGGCTGTACTGCTGTTGTGAAAGAAAACGGAACGCTGATCGCCGCCGCTGACGCCGGAGCCGGTGGAGGCTCTGGGCGCGAGGGCGTGACGAATAATGGAATTGGAGGCGGTGGCGGTGCCCGTGGCGGGCGAGGTGGTGGTGCTGAAGGTAGCCAAGGCCACCACGGAGAGGGTGATGGTAACGGCGGTGACGGGACCCGACACGACGGGGGCGACGGCGGACAAGAGAGAAACCGTGGTACTAAAATTGAGTCCACAGCGGGCGGCGGCCCTGACGGTGCTGGGTATGTTGAAATCTCGTATTCCAATATTAACCCGTCGTCGTCGGTCTCGGCGTCTCCGAACACAGACGCGACGGTAACGGTTTCGTGGACGGACGATTCGGACACTGAAGACAACTACGAAATCTACCGCTCGACAAGCACTCCGGTTACGACGAGCGACGTTCTTGTGGCGACCGTCGCGGCGAATACGACGACGTACACGGACACCCCGCCTGACAGGGGAACGTATTATTACGCGATTCGGACGGTCAACTCGTCTGAGTCGTCAATGAGTACGGACGAGGGAAGCCAGTTCTACGTGTATGTAAATCACCACGATGGTTCTACATGGGTCCGCCGGACGCCCAAGATCCACAACGGGTCGTCGTGGGTGTTCCCCTCCAGTATGTACGTTCATGACGGAAACGGGTGGGAATAATGGCTGAATCAGATTACATCTTCGACACCAAGATCCCGGTACTTGGGCACTTGACCTACAGGGAGGCTCACGCTTTCCAAAATGGCTTCTACGTTGGGTTCACGGCCTACAAGGACAAGAAGCACGAATACACGAAAGAGAAGCACTACTGGCGGATGGGGTTCGTCGCTGGGTGGATTGCGAAGATTGCGATCATTCTCTACGCGGTCCCCCGGCTGGCTCCGGTGGGGCTTCTGTGAGTCTTCGGTTTTCGTTTCTGGCGTGGTTGTTTCCGAATCGGTTTGTCGAACGGAACGACCGCTGGCACGCGTTCTCGTTGTATGACTGGTCGGGCGACGGCTATGAATACCAGAAGGATAGCGCCGGGCTGTGGAACGACACGGTGAAACACCCAGCCGATACGGTAGCGACCGGCGTGGGTGACTGTGAGGATTACGCGCTGGTTGCGGCGTCGTGGGCGGCGTCGAACCGACGAGAAGGCGTCGGTCTTGCTGTCTGTGGACACCGTGTCGGGCCGGTCCCGGTGACGGACCACATGATCGCGTATGACTCTCGGCGGGTCTACTCGTCGGGGTACATTTTCGACCTCTCGGTGGACGAATACCTGAAAAGTTCGGAGTATTCGTGGTGCTGGCGACGTGACCTAAAATAGCCCTATTGTTCACGATTCATCACGCCACAGGGCGGCCCGTGTCGCGCCCCTCGGGTGGCCTGAGAGTGATATTACCTGCATATCAGAATGGCCGTACAGGCCGCAGGACGCTCCCTAACGCGTTCCTCCCCAATCCAGCTGAAACCCCCGAATTGGGGGGTTTAGGGGTTCGGTTGGGACGGATTTCGTGGTCTGGTCGGTGGCCCATCCACCCACTCACCAGACCGGGAAAACACACAGCATTGGCTGTAAAAATACTGTCGGTATTGAGTATTGAATGGGGGTCGGGGTCATCCCGGCCCCCCAGTGCGCTCTATCGGAGGTACTGTTCAAGATCGCGGTCAAACTCCCGCATGGCAATTTCTTCAGATTCAGAGAGTTTACCGTTGTGAAGCACCTCTTGCACTCGCTCTTTTACGAGGGTCGCCGCGTGCGGGCCGGGCTTTAGTGCCATACTATGCTTACCCGTCCGGCGGCCTTATACCTGTCGGTTCGATTATAATTAAACAAGCCCCCTTCTGCGTTGGAAGGGGGCGATTTTTTGCTTTAGAGCTTGTCGGCCCACTCCATCTGTCGGTCTCTCTTTTCTTGGGGCGTCGGGGTATCGTAGTGTTTCCGTAGCACTTCCGAGGTGGCGTCGACGCGATCCCCGATGGTGTCAAAGTCAGCCCCTTTACTTCTCATGTGGGTTACGAATCCTCGCCGGACGGCGTGGGGTGCAACCGAGTCGGGGCACTTGCTGGATTGGTTGTAGCTGGTCCACTCGCACTTGTCGGGGTCTTTGTTTTCGGGGCACTCGGCGTTGATGTAGCAGGGCCGGGTCAGCCCGTAGATGTTTCGCTGGACTGTCGTCTTCTGGGGTCGGCCTTGTTTCGTGGTGAGTAACGGTTCTCGGCCGTTCTCGTCGGTTACATCTGGTCGAAAGTCGTTGATGTAGTCTTGGATCATCTCCCCGGCTTCCTCGGAGATGGGTACTTCTCGTTCTCCCCAGCGGTCGTTTTTGAGTGGGGTTCCGGTTTCGGGTCGGTGATGGAATGAGACGACGGGCCGCCGGTATTGGTCGGGGTAGAAATCCCCGAGGTCGAGCGCCCGGACGCCCCCGGTTCGCGCTCCGGTTTTCCAGAGCAGGACGAACAGGACGTGTTTGAAGCGGGCGTATTCGTATTTGCTTAGGAATTTCAGAATAGCCTCTGCGTGATCCGGGTCGATTTTGACGTGTCGGCTTTGGTCCCCTTTTTTGGCGGTTGGGACTTTCACGTCTTTCGACAGGTCGCGCACGACGGCGTTGATGGTTTCCCATTCCTCGACGGCCAGCCGGAAGGTCCGCATTTCGTTTTCGAGTGTGGTGGGTGCTACCTCGTCTTGCCGGGAGGTGAGGTAGTCCCGGCAGGTGCGGCTGTCGAGGTCGTTGAGATCGTCCACGCCGTTCTCGTCGCACCACTCAAGGAATCTATTGAGGCGGGTTGTATGCTCGTAGAGCGTGGATTGAGCGAGTTCGCTCTCCCGGCTTCGGATGTATGTCTGGACGCCTTTTTCGGGACTCAT